CAATGTGGGTGATCAGCGCAGGTCCAGCGCGAGTTACGCTGATCTACACTATTCATCCACTCACACCGTGCACATGACTCGCCGCGAGGTGCGTCAGATCGGTGTGTTCGGGACCATGGTGCTTAACGAACGCAAGATGCTCATCTGCCCCGAAATGGTCCATGACGTCCTCGCCACTGAGCTGTGCACCGCTAACCTCCAGGTCATTTTGATGCGGTGTGCCCATTGGGGTGCAGGTTCAACGCCACTGCACAACAATGAGGTGGTTACTTCTGATACGGCGGAGTACATCCACGACCGCCTGCGGAAGATGTCGCTTGATCGCGCCACCTTCCAAACTTCAACGGATGATGTGGGCCCACTGGGAAGCGGCACGTACCAACTTGGTACTGTGCCGTCTTTTCAGTAGCGGGCAAGCAATCCATCGGAGAACTCATTTGGACCGAGGGTTACCGTTTGACGGCAACCCCCGGTCTTGTTGCCTCTTACGTCTATGATGGTCTCGCAAAGTTTATGCGGAGGCCTCTTACGTTCATCCGTAGGCGTAAGGCAGCAGTGAGTTTGGGTTGCCACATACCCGGGGTTTCACCATTGACCCCGGACCGTTGGGATCAGCAGAACAAGATCCACGCCGTCGCGAAGAGGCTCTGTTGCGTTATGCCCGGACGCCAGCCGGGATACATCCAGAGCCTCAGGAGCTTTACCAGGGTGTGGATACGACAAAATTGCCGTCCGCTTGAGTGGGGCGACGCAGATGACCTTCGAAACATGGAGAGTTGGTTGGCAAACCACCCAACCTACAGTGCGGCAAGGAAGCAGCAGATACGTGACAGTCGTACTGAAGTTGAACTTCCGAATTTCAGCTCATCTCGTGTTGCGCAGGTCAAATCCCACATCAAGGATGAATTCCAGGATGCCAAGTGCGGCGCAGAGTCTTGCCTTTGCGACGGCTCCCAATACCCCTTCCCGAGATCAATTAACTCCCACCCCGACCACATCAAGGCTTTTGAGGGAGCCCTGGTCGACCGGATGAACGACTATATGTTCTCCATGCCGTGCTTCATAAAGCATGTGCCATGTCGTGAACGTCCGGCTTACCAGGAGCGCTACTTCAGTGATTGTGTTGGTGGTTGTTATGTGGGTTCCGACTTCACGTCGTTTGAACGCCACTTCGATCCTGCACTTGAGGCTGCGGTTGAGTTCCAGCTCTATGCTTACTTGTTGAAGAACCACCCAAACCGCGACCTCATACTTTCGAACATGTCCGCCCAGCGTTGGAAGCCGCTGAAGCTGACATTCAACTACGGCAAGGGGAGTGACGTTCAAGCTTCTATCCCACCGGTCCGAATGTCGGGCGAAATGACGACTTCGCTCGGCAATGGTTTCTCTAATCTTATGATGGTGACTCACGCATGCAACCTGCGGCACATCAAGGTTAAGGGCCTGGTGGAAGGGGATGATGGATTGTACTGGATGTCAGCGTCCCCAGACGCGATACCCAGTGAATCTGATTGGAAGCTTATGGGGTGCAAGATCAAGTTGGAGAGGGCTGATGACCCTTCCCGAGCTGGTTTTTGCTCCTCGTACTACTCCAAGAGCTCACTTCATCTCGTTGCCAACCCTGTCTCGCGCCTCGTGTCAATTGGGTGGTCGCTCTGTGCTCAAGCCGCGTCATCGTGGCGGGTCAGCTTGATGACCAGCGCGCGGAGGCCCTCCACGCGGGCCTTCATGTCGAGGAGCATGCGGCGCACGTCCGGGTGCTCGA